CAATACCACGATCAAAAGACCATTCCGCATCAAGCCTTTCAGCCAGGATCGTGTCGGATAACGACGAGAGGTCATTCAGCATCATCAGCCTCAAGCATGTCTTTGAAACGCTCGGGAGCTTCTTCTTTCCATTGACTTAAAGCTTCTTCAATGTCGGCTTCTGAAATGAAGGAAGCTTCGTCAATATCACCAAGGATCATTCCCTCAGGTTTTACGGGATCAATGGCGTCCTCAACTTTACTGCTAACCATTTTCGCTTTGCCTTTACGTTCAGCATCAGGATCCTTGCGCCGCTTACGGGCCACGATTGTTGCCCTTTCTTCCTTACTCATTGCTTTGGCCTTTGTTTCTGGTAGGCACTTAGGCTTGCCTTCCTTTTCGCTACGTCCACCACAAGGACCAAGAATTTCACCATTGGCGCCAATCCTCACCCACTTCTCCTTGAACCATTTATCAAGATCATCAGCATGAATTTCGCCTTCGTCGTTCTTGAAAGCGCCAGATAACGAGCCATGCTTTTTCTTGTACATGCTCTTATATTGCTGCACTACATAACCACTGGCGTAAGCAGAAGGCCAAACATTAAATTTGCTTTTTGCTGAAGCAACGGCACGATTGTGAAGCTCTTTATCAGTGAAGACAACATCTCCTCGCTTGGCTTCAAGATCGCGTTCTAAGAGCAACCCTGCTTGAGCGTCAGCAACTTCCCTGGTGCCGTCCATTGGTAGCGTCCCGTTCTCCTCATTCATGGGATCCCTGCCGCCAGGAGGCACGGCAAGCTTTTTCTCGCCGCCTTGATCAGGTAATTCACGGGGGAGCGATGGATCAAGAGTGAGTTCCATGCTCCACTCAGAACCGCCGTAACGGGCCTCTGCAACTTCCTGTGGATGCAATACTCCCAACTGGATGTAGCGCCCGTCTACAGCCGCCACACGAGCCCTCACGTCAGCTTTCTCGCGCTCATTCAACTCGAACAAATCGTTGAAATGGACGCGCCATGAATCCGGCATTCGCCCTTTCGTCGGGCCATCAGAACTCAACATGATGTATTCCATCAGTTTTTTGAGAGGACGATGGAAAGAAGCTTGTTGGTAGTCCGCTAAAGTTTTTGCGAAATCCCTTTCTTCGCTGCGTCCCGTAGAACCAAGGCCGCTAGGGCTTTCGCCAAACAATACTGTATGAGGAATCTTGGAGGCGCCAATAATGTCAATACGAAGCTTCTCTAAAATTTCACCAATACCTCCAAAATTACGACCAAGAAATTCAAGCTCTTCCTTGTCCGCGTCAATTGCATAGCCGCGATAAACGCTCTTGCTCATGTCATTAAGAATGAGGCGATTCCTAACGTCCCCTTCCTTACCAGCGGCAAGCATTTGCGATAATCCCTTGATCTTATGAACGAAAATGTCAAATTCGCTCATTAACGTGGCAGTAGAATGCAAGCCAGTCCAGTAGTGTTTAAAGCTGTCGTAAACAGTTTGCAGACTGCTCATTCCCCATCCATAGTTTCTTTGACGAATGCGATAAGGGAGCCAATCTCCGTCAAAACGTAAAATGCGATCTTTATGAATGCGAAACAGTTGTGGTTTATTGATTAAATCGCCAGAAATAATTTGATAATATGTTGCCTTGGAATAATCGTACAAATTCTCTTCATTGATAACAGGAGCAATTTGCCACCTGTCCAACACTTCCATTCCTTCAATAGAACGAATATTGTTTTTGTTGACTGGTTGGTCCGCCCTTCGTCCATCGTCGATGTACAGCAAAATCACGCTGCCGCCATAGAGCCTGGAGTTTTTAGACGCCAGCATGAAATTTTCAAGAATGTATAAATCTTCAACCGTCTGCTCAATACCCGCAACCTCCTCAGCAGCAGCACCTTCTCCACCAAACAGCACCTTAAAACCACGCCGTGTTGCCTGTTCTGCATAAATATCAACAATGCGACGTGGTAGCCATTCGCCATAAAGTCCTTCAAGCTCTTCCTGCGTCAGGAAAATAATAGGCTCAGTCTGAGTGGAAAGGCTTTTATCTCGTCCATTGACGCCCATGCCAGTAAAAACATTGCTAAGCCCATCATTTCGCACACCATTTTCAGCAACATGACCCAATTCAATCGATTCCTCGGCCATTTTATTTGGATGTTAAACTTGCTTTCATTCTAAACGTGGCTATGATGCAAGTGTTGTTCCTTTGATTATGCCCATTAATTTCACGTTCTCCGAACAAGAAAGACAGGAAGCGATGGAAGAAGGGATGAGAAGACAGTCCGTTAATGAGGCGAAAGGGCTGCGCGGTCGTAATCGTGGCGCATCACGCGGTAACAAAGCGCTTGAAATCCATCTCCTGGGAGCAGCAGGAGAAATGGCAGTCGCTTCTCATCTTGGTCTCAAGGATTTTTTGTATCAAGAAAGAGAGGCAAATCGGAAAAGTTCCGATCTTCCTGGCAAAATTGATGTAAAAACCAGGAGTAAGCATAAATACGATTTAATCGTACAGAAAAACGAAGACCCCGAAAAACGCTTCGTTCTCGTTACCATTGAAAATAAAACCACGCTCATCCATGGCTGGTGCTATGGAAGGGAAGCGATGGAGGAAAAATATTGGGCAGATCCCGCTCGCGGTCGTCCTGCCTATTTTGTCCCCAAAGAAGTTCTTCGTCCTCTTGATACTTTAGATCATGGCTCTTAGGTGTTCTGAATTTGCCAAACACGCTTTAGGTGTCACATTATGGCCAAGACAGGAGAAAATTCTTAACGGTTTATTTGAAAAGAAAATCAACCACGCCATTTGGGCAATGGGCCGACGGTCTGGAAAAACCTTCATGGCCGCAGTTGCCGCCACTTACATGTGCTTTGTGCAGGCAGATTTCTTTCAACGTAAAGTAAGGAAAGGAGAGAAATGGTACATCATTACTGTTGCAAACGATTTAGGGCAGTCAAAAATCGCACTTGAAAACATCAGGCAGCTAGTTATCAACAGTCCGTTTGAACAGGAAGTCACGCGGGAAACTGCATTTGAGATTGAAATCAGCAATGGCTGTGTGTTCCAAGCAATCCCCGCATCAGCCCGTGCTTCTCGTGGTAAAGCGGTTGTAGCAATTATTCAGGACGAGCTTGCATTCTCGCTTGAAGGCGATGCGAACCGTGGCGCAGAAGCTATGTACAACGCATTGTCTCCTTCCATTGCTCAGTTTGGCCGCCATGGAAAAATCATTGAATTGTCTTCTCCTTGGTTAACTGATGGTCTTTTCTACGAACATTTCAAGCAAGCCGAAAGCGACGAGTTTCCTGGCATGCAAGCGCTACAAATCCCAACATGGGAAATCAATGTCAATTTGCCATGGGGATGCGATTTTCTTGAGAACGCCAGGAAGAAAGATGAAGAAAGCTTTTGGGTGGAATTTGGGGCGCAATTTGCAAAAAGTCAATCTGCTTTGTTGGCATCGGAAATTATTGATGCCGCAGTCAATAAAGACAGGGACATAATGGTGCCAATGCGAGAATATATGGGCACTTACATCCTTGCACTTGACCCTGCTCGTGGTGGTGTTGGGCGAGATGACTACACGGCATGCATTGTGCATTACGAAGGTGAACGCTTAGTTGTTGACAAATTTCATGCCTTTGAACCTGATTTCGAGATTGCTGGCAAAAAAGAAGTGAATATTGCCAAAGTTGAAGACTGGATTAAGGAGCATCATCGCATTTATGAATTTCAATCCATCGTCCTTGACCAATTCAATAGCTCCGCCACAATCCAAAGCCTCTCAAAAGACTTTCCGATTTGTGAACTTGCATGGTCGGTTAGCACCAAAATGAAGGCATTCAGCAAAATGAAAGAACTGTTCAATGCTGGCCTTATTGAAATGTATCCGCACAAAAAAGCCGTGCTTCAACTTAAAAACCTAAGTGTCATTTATAGACAAAGTGGTCAATGGGCAGTGACTGGTGGTAAAGAGACAGGCGTTGATGACTATGCCTTTGCATTGGCAGGCGCCATCCTTGAAGCATCAAAAGATAATGACATCGATTGGCTCAATAGTCTCATCCGCTAATCGCGAATAGCATATAGAAAGTTTATTTTTATTTCAAGACAATGTTAACCGTAGAACTTAGCTCCAAGGAAGTTATTTTTCTAGTGGCTTTGCTAACCGCAAATCGCCAAACTGCATTGCAATTACTGGCTACAGAACATGCCTATAAGCCTAGATTGCTGCCCAAATTACAAGAAGCTCGTAAAATTGCAAAAGCAATGGAAAATCTTGAGAGCTAAACTAAAATAAACATCTCTTTTCCATTGTCATGTCTTTTTCTGCTGAAGCTGAAAGGGCTTTTGATGATGCCATTGAAGCTGCATATGTGATGCAAGAAATTGAAGAGCTATGGGGAAGGGAATGCAAAGAGCTTGGCGAAGCTTTTGAAGACTACAAACGAGCCGTCGCAAGATATTACGCAATCACAGGAAGCGCTAGAGAGCGGTTCTGGGAAGAATTCTGTCAACGCGATCCGTTCTGTATTGAATGCCGTATGTATGAAGTTTGAGCCATGGTGAAGCTGCTTTACAGCCTCAACGGGCGCCATTATGAAGAGAGGGTGCAATGGAGAGAGGCGAAATTTAGGAATCGGCAGCTTTTCTTGGCTGGAGCAGCCGTGTATTTGACTGAGTTCTGCTAAAATTTACGAGCTTCCTGCAGGAGCCCATTGGCCAATGGTAAAACGATTCAAGGAGTGGAAGCTTTGAATCGTATTTCGCAAGTGAGAAGGCACTTGTGAAGAAGCAATGGAGCACAGGCCGCACCTGTTGAGTCCCTAATGCGGGATAACTCCATTGATTGCCTCTGTGATGGAACTTGGTAGACATTGCAGACTTAAAATCTGTTGGCCGTTACGGTCGTGTGGGTTCAAATCCCGCCAGAGGCACTGCTAGAATAAAGATACGTTGGTCCCTGAGCGATCAGGGATGCATGATTACCAGGCATGCAACGGGGCCTGGCTCATGGAGTACCATCATGAACGTTCTCGCTCTGATCCAAGCGCGGCTGAATAAGGCTGCGCGTATTGCTGCTGCACAGAAAGCTTCTCTGGTGTATCGCGGCGTGCCTTACGCAAAAGCTTGAGGCAAAATAAAAGGCGGGGCACCAACCCCGCCTCATGTCGTTCTCAGCAAGCAAGGGCTTACGTCCTTGCTTTTTTAATGTAGGCACAAATACTTAAAAGAACAAGGAATTGTCAGCAGACAAAGAAAAAGGCCCTTTCGGACCTTGTGTTCCGTAACCGTTTCCACGGAGCGTGGAATGGTCATTCTAAGCCGCTTTGTCTTTGAAATAGTCTTTAATATCGTCCAATGGAACAGGACTGAAGTCATTCCGTTCAAGGCAAGCATTGAAGTACCTTTTATCCACCTGTCCATTGTCTGTGTAAACCAAATGACAATGAAGATGGCCATGCACATTGCCACGATAATGTCCGAC